AACTGGCGCAGCAGGCGGCTCTGGCATTGTCATCCTAAAATACCTTGTACCAGTAGGAACCACAGTCACGCATATCTACAAAGGATCGGGGTCTTGGGTTGCACCTGAAGGGGTGACTGCTGTGGAGTATTTAGTGGTTGGTGCAGGAGGTGGCGGCGGTGCTGTAGGCGGTGGGGGAGGTGCTGGTGGTTTTAGGACTGAAACGGGATTTGCCGTAACCGCAGGAACAACATACACAGTTACAGTTGGTGCTGGCGGCAGCGCAGCTGCGGGGAGTCCCGGCACAAAAGGCGGCTCTGGAAACAATTCTGTGTTTAGTACGATCACCTCGGCAGGTGGTGGAGGTGGAGGGTCAGACGCTCCAAACCTAGCCGGTATTGCTGGAGGTTCTGGTGGAGGGGGAGGCCATTCACCAAGCGCCGCTGCTCCAGGTGGTGCGGGGAATACTCCGTCAGTAAATCCATCACAAGGAAATAATGGTGGAAATTCTGTGGTAAGCGGTAGTTTCACGACTGGTGGCGGTGGCGGGGCAAGTCAAGCCGGTAGTGGCACTACTAGTAATGGCGGTAACGGGACTGCTTCTTCTATTTCTGGTATTTCTACCACCTACGCTGGAGGTGGAGGAGGAGGAGGATGGAGCGGTAATATTGCAAATGGAGGAACAGGTGGTGCAGGCGGAGGCGGCCAGGGTGGGCAAGGCACAGCACCATACAATAGCAATATAACAGCGGGAACTGCTAACACGGGTGGTGGAGGTGGCGGTGGAAACTTTAGCGCAGCACCCACTAACGGAGCAGCAGGCGGCTCTGGCATTGTAATTATTAAATACACAGTTTAGATATGGACGCAAAAATTTACAGACTCTACGGTATTGACACAGCCATGCACCTACTTCGCCCCGGTGCTAAGTGGGAAATCTCTAACTCAGTCATAACTAAGTGGGATGACCCAAGACCGCAACCAAGCATGGAAGAAGTGAGGGAAGTCATGGACAAGATTCAAGCGTTTGAGGACTCCATAAACACGATCTGGCTACCCGAGCAGATAGAAGAACTTACTGGAAGAAAATGATCCATAACCTATTTCCCCAACCTGTTGCGATCTACAGGCTAGAGCGTGATCTAACCGCAAAAGAATTGTCGTTCATAAAGGGCCAAGAAACACGGCCTAACATGGGCAACACAACATCTGTCAACAACACGCTTCTCCGCAGTAAAGAGATGACTAAACTGCGGGACTTTATCGAAACCAAGGTTGCGGAGTACTTTAAGACCGTCCACAACCCCAAGCACAATGTAAGCCTGAGAGTTACCCAGTCGTGGACGAACTATACAGAGCCGGGGGAGTTCCATCATAAACATGCACACCCTAACTCGTTTGTCTCTGGGGTGTTTTATCCACAGGCCAACAGAGAGACAGACAAGATTTACTTCTACCGTGACGGGTTCCAGCAGATCAAGTTTCCTCCTGAAGATTGGAATATCTGGAACTCCGAGTCTTGGTGGTTTGAGGTTGGAACAGGTGATCTGGTTCTTTTCCCATCGTCACTTACTCACATGGTTGAGACGGTGCAGGGCGATCAGACAAGAATCAGTTTGTCGTTTAACACTTTCCCCATAGGTTTGGTAGGGGATGAAATGAATTTAACTGGCTTACAGATTGGAGAGTTAGATGGCGCACTTCGCTAAGATTGAAGACGGTGTTGTAACCCAAGTGATTGTGGTGGACAACAAAGACTGTGCGGATGCTACGGGTGTTGAGAAGGAAAGCATCGGTATTGCGTTCTGCGAAAGACTGTTTGGCGGCACATGGAAGCAGACCTCTTACAACGGTAACTTCCGCAAGAACTATGCGGGACTGGGTTACACCTACAACTCTGATATTGATGCTTTTGTGCCTCCGAAACCCTTTGCGTCTTGGATACTCAACGAAACCACAGCACAGTGGGAAGCCCCTGTAGCGATGCCTGCTGATGCTGGCACGGGTGAGCCACCCAAGCGATACTCGTGGGATGAAGCAACTACCTCGTGGGTCGAGCAAGGTGCTTAGTGGATCCAATAACCATCCTCGCCGCCTGTACTGCTGTATGGAACGGGATAAAAAAGGCATCCGAGTTTGCTCAGGAGGCCGAGGGCGTATGGGGTCAGTTAAGTAAATACGCAGGGCTTGCAGACCAGCTTGAGCAGCACATAACGACTGCCAAGAACAAGCCCCAGAAGCCCAAGCTCTTCGGCAAGCTAGAGTTTGGCAACGACACGCAAGAAGCCTTCAACGTCTTTGAGGCCGAGCATAAGTTGATGTCCATAGAAAATGAAATACGCCACGAATTTTTATATGGGGCATTTTGCAACCTTGAAGGTGGCTACGGAAGTCTGGATGGGTACCGCAAGTTCCTTGAAATGCGCAGGAAAATACGGGCAGACCGCATCCGCATGAAGCAAGAGCAACAAGACATGCAAAAAAAGTTCTGGGACGACATGTTCCTTTATGGTGGTGTCTCAGCCGTAGTCGTAGTTGGGTGCGTGGTGCTGTACATGGCAGTTGACTTTATTTTTAGGTACGCAAAATGATCCCATTAGCCGCAATTCTTTCAATTGGTGAGAAGGTTCTCGACAAAGTTCTCCCAGACCCAGAGGCCAAGGCCAAAGCGCAGGTCAGTCTTATGGAGATGGCGCAGCGGGGTGAGCTTGCCCAGCTAGAGGCCCAGGTCAAAGAGATGCAGTCTGCCCGTGACCGGGAGGTTCAGATTGCCACGAGCGAGTTTGCTCCAATGCTAAGCAAGATTGTCACGCCCCTGCTTGCGCTTGGTACGGTAGGGTTAACCTTTATTCTGTTCGGGGTCATCATTTTTGTTGATGTGGACGCCGACTCCAAGGACATTCTTATTTACGTTTTAGGTGCGCTGACCTCTGCGGTCACAATGGTGTTGGGGTACTACTTTGGATCGTCGGCAGGAAGCAAGGAAAAAAGCGCCCAGCTTGATGACATCATGGAAAAGAAAAAGTGAACCTGACCCAAAACTTCACCTTATCCGAAATGACCAAATCTGAGACGGCTCTGCGCTTTGGTATGGACAACACGCCAACAAGTTCTGAAATTGAAAACCTTCGTATCCTCTGCGAAAACGTTTTACAACCTGTGCGGAATTACTACGGCATGGGAGTCAAGGTCAATAGTGGGTACAGGCATCCGCTTGTAAACGCCAAGGTGGGTGGCTCTGCAACCTCAGATCATTGCAAAGGGATGGCGGCGGATATTGAGATTCCGGGGATAGCCAACGCTGAACTGGCGGAGTGGATCAAGGAGAACTGCGAGTTCAAGCAGCTCATTTTGGAGTTCTATACGGTCGGTGTGCCTGATTCGGGCTGGGTTCACGTTAGTTATGACCCTAACGACCTTAAAAAGCAGGTTTTGACCGCAACGAAACAAAACGGTAAAACGGTTTATCTGTCGGAACTGGTGGCGTAGAAACCCTTGCAACCTTAAAATAAAGATACTTTCGAGGAGTTACCGCATGGAAAAGGTTTTGATAACCACTTCGCTTTTAAACACCATTGTTCAGTACTTAGCAAATCGCCCTTATGTTGAGGTTGCCGCAATGATTGAACGCATCCAGACTGAACTTAAGCCAAAGGAGCCTGAAAATGGCGGAAAAGTGGATTCAGAAGGCAATTAGTAAGCCGGGATCGTTGCGTAAGTCGCTAGGCGTCAAAGCCGGCGAAAAGATTCCTGTAAAAATGCTGAATAAAGCCGCAAAAAAGCCCGGAAAGATGGGTCAGCGAGCACGCCTAGCAAAGACGCTGAGGGGCTTTGACTAATGGATATGCAGATTCTGATTAATATTGGATTCGGAGCGGCTGGAGCCTTCGGAATGTGGATCATCAACCGCCTAACGTCGTCAGTAGATAAGATCGAAGAACGTCTCAACGACTTCCCAAGTAAATATGTGGCCAAGGATGACTACAAAACCGACATCGGTGACATCAAAATGATGCTAAGCAAGATTTTTGATCGGTTAGATCAAAAGGCTGACAAATGACTTCCGCAATTAAAACCGATCCGGGTAAGTGGGAGCGCATTAAAAGCGCGGTCACCGCCTCCGATAAAGGCGGCAAACCGGGTCAATGGAGCGCAAGGAAGGCTCAGTTAGCCACACAGAAGTACAAAGCCGCTGGGGGTGGTTACAAAGGCCCTAAAAAGGCGGATAATTCATTGTCAAAGTGGTCGAAGGAGGACTGGGGAACCAAGTCTGGAAAGCCGTCCACGCAAGGACCCAAAGCAACCGGCGAGAGATACCTGCCGAAGGCGGCACGAGAGAAGCTAACCGCTTCTGAATACGCGGCAACTACGAAAGCCAAGCGGGAGGGAACAAAGGCGGGTAAACAGTTTGTGCCTCAGCCTAAGTCGATCAAAGAAAAGGTGTGGTAGATGCCAGTAGCCGAGGTAATGACCTATGACAGTCTGGTGGACGACATCTCCACCTATTTGGAGCGTACCGACCAGGCCACGTTAAAGAAGATTCCTACCTTCATTATGCTTGCTGAACAGATCCTTGCGATGGATCTGAAGTTTCTTGGCAACCTAACGGTAGCCGAAAGCAACATGGTCCAAAACGACCCAGTCATTCAAAAGCCTGCACGGTGGCGTAAAACCGTTTCGCTCAATGTCACAGTTGGTACCCAGAAGTTTCCAGTCTTCTTGCGAAAGTACGAGTACCTGAGGGAGTACTGGCCAAACGCCACCGACACCGAAGTACCTAAGTTTTATTGCGATTACGACTACGACCATTGGCTGGTTGCGCCTACCCCGGCAGATGACTACGCCTACGAGGTTCTTTATTACGAGCGGGTCCAGCCTCTGGATTCGTCCAATCAAACGAACTGGTTCACGCAAAACGCCCCTCAGGCGTTGCTTTACGGAACCCTGCTGCAGGCGATGCCCTTCTTGAAGAACGATGAGCGCATCCCGATGTGGCAGGCCCAATACACTCAGGTTGTCCAAACCCTGAAGATCGAAGACATCTCTCGGGTGGGTGACCGTCAAACCGTTGTGAGGGATTCATGACTTTTACTTCACCATTTACGGGTAACGTCATCCAGCCAACGGATGTCTCTTACCGTGCGATCACCCTAAGCGCTAATACGCAGTTGGAGTGGCCAATCAATGGCAACGCCACCGACAACTACTCCGCGAGGATCATGCAGGTCACGGCCACCACCACGGGGCTACAACTGCGGATGCCGCCTGCCAACCAGACTTCCGTAGGTAACGACGCCCTAATCCGTAACGTCGGGGCAAATGCCTTTACGGTCACGGACTACTTGGGTGGCAACACGATCATCTCGGTGGGCGCAGGCGAGACGAAGTACATTTACATTACGGCTAATCCTGATGAGGAGGGGACCTGGGGAAACATTTCCTTTGGCGTTGGATCCTCTTCAGCAGATGCCGCAACTCTTGCTGGGTTTGGTCTTCTAGCAACGTCTACGACCCTTAATCAGTCACATCCTATTACGACCTTTTCATCAAACTTAACGGCCACCGCGGCGTTTCGAGCGCAGGCTTATGTCTGGACGGGTGGCGCTGGAACTCTTACGTTAACGGCATCGAGCACGCTTGGAAACAACTGGTTCGTTTTACTTCGTAACGCAGGAACCGGCAATCTAACAGTTGCTCCATCGGGTGGTGATCTAATCAACGGTTCGGCAACAATTGACCTTGCGCCTACGGACTCGTGTTTTGTTTGTTGTTCAGGAACTGCCTTCTTTACGGTTGGTTTAGGAAAATCAACTCAATTCAACTTCACCCAGTTAACCAAAGCGGTTACGACGGGAAGCGTTACGTTGACGGCAACAGAAGCCTCTAACGTCATTCAGAAGTACACAGGTACGCTTTCTGGCAATGTGACGGTCACGATTCCTCAAGTTATTCAGATTTACTACATTACAAACCAGACGGACGGCACAGGTGCGGGATACGACATTTCGTTTACAACTGGAGTCGGTGGGGCAACAAACGCCACGGTGCCTGCGGGTCAACAAGTCATACTGCTTTGCGATTCGGTAAACGTTTTCAACGCCTCTACGGTAGCTGCCGGAGCTTCAACTTTGGCGCTTTCTAACGGAACGGTAGGCACCCCTTCATTAAGTTTTGCGGCTGAGGGTAATACTGGTATTTACCGTCCCGCGTCAAGTGAATTTGGAATCACAATTGCCGGTACTCAGCGCGTGAATGTCACGGCAACTGGTATTGACGTAACGGGTACGGGTATTTTCTCAGGTGGTATCTCAGGCGGCACCTTTACATGACGAGTAAAGTCTTTGCTCTGGATACAAAGCCGGGTATCCAACGGGACGGCACCCTATTTGATAAAGACTTCTATACAGACGGTCGGTGGGTGCGATTTCAGCGTGGCCGTCCCCGTAAGATGGCTGGTTTTCGGGTGATCTCAGACCAGATGAAGGGACCCTCTCGAGGGATGTGGGTCTACCCTCAGGACGCTTTTAACGGAATTTTCAGCGGCTACAGCGATGGCCTGCAAGAGCTTTTCATTGACGACAACGGAATTGGTTCAGGAATTACGGATTTCACGCTCTCTGACTTTACTGCGAACCCTAACAATCTTTGGCAGTTCGATGGCTTTTATAACGTCACGGGCGGTGTTCAAGACCTGTTGGCGCACCCTGGACAAAACCTTGCCGCCATTGACAGTACGGTTGATACACCGGTTTTAGTAGGTGACATTAATGGATCAACCATGTCACAGATCGGTGTCTTCACGGACTCCGTGACAACGGCAAGCGGCTCTCCAATTGTCACAATTGCGGCTCTTAACATCAGAATTGGTGCAGGACAGTCGGTATCAGGTGCGGGTATACCCTCAGGAACCACGGTTTCATCGGTGTCTGGCTTAAACGTCACACTTTCAGCCAACTGCACGGCTAGCGCAACCGTCACCGCAACCTTTGATAACAACGTTGAAGTGTCTGGTGGCGTCGTTTCGTTGCACCCCTATATTTTTGTTTACGGCAATGACGGTCTTATCAGGAACTGTTCGGCTGGAGACCCTTCGGATTGGGTCTCAGCAGACGCTAACGAGGTCAATGTGGCGACCGGCAAGATCGTTAAGGGCTTACCTGTACGAGGCGGTTCAAACTCCCCCTCAGGGCTTTTCTGGAGCCTTGACAGTCTTATCCGTGTGTCTTACTCACCTCAGACCTTAGGAGTCTCAGGAACGGCCAACTTTGGCGTTACGAACTTCTGGCGCTACGACATCATCTCGTCGCAGACCTCGATCCTCTCGTCGCAGTGCGTCATTGAGTACGACGGGATTTTCTATTGGATTGGCGTTGACCGGTTCCTGCTTTATAACGGCGTGGTTAAAGAGATCCCAAATCCGATGAACCAGAACTATTTCTTTGACAACTTGAACTACACCCAGCGGCAGAAGGTCTGGGCGACCAAGGTGCCAAGGTTCGGTGAGGTCTGGTGGTTCTACCCTCGAGGCGACTCGGAAGAGTGCAACGACGCGATCATCTATAACGTCAGGGAAAACACTTGGTATGACGCAGGAACGGCTCTAGGCACCCGCAGAAGCGCCGGGTACTTCTCCCAGGTGTTTGCCTTTCCGGTAGCGGCTGGATGGGACGCACAGGCTGCGGAGACGGTTACAACAGAGACCGCTACGGTAACCAGTGGAAGCCCTTTCTTTTATCTGGCGGCCTACAACATCAACGTGGCTCTGTCTCAGGTTTTAAGTGGCACAAATATTCCTGCAGGCACGACCGTTGAGTCGATTACCTCGAGCAATATAAACGCCCTGACAAACCTTGTCGGTGGGTCGTTGTATTCCAATGGGTCTTACACGGACGTTCCGTTAACGGGAGGGTCCGGTTTTGGTGCCACCGCAGATGTTACCGTTTCGGGTGGCGCGGTGACGGTCGTTACGATTGTTTTGAGAGGAGCCGGTTATGTCGCTGGGGATAGTCTGTCTGCTACTGACGCTAATCTGGGTGGTGGCGGTGGGTCGGGGTTTTCAATAGACGTTGATACGATCTTTCCGATGGGCATTGAGATGTCAGCCAACGCCACAGGAACCGGTTCGGTAACGATTACTTTCTCAACGCAAGACGACATTATTAAGGTCTACCAGCACGAGATCGGTGTGGACGAGATTGATGGCCAGAACACTTTTGCCATTGAGTCCTTTGTAGAAACCAACGATCTGAGTTGGGTGGCAGGTGGACCCTCTCAGCAGTCTCCGGTGGGTGAGAATCGTTGGTTGCGATTGGAGCGGGTGGAGCCTGATTTTATTTTGAGTGGCGACATGAATCTTTACGTTACTGGCCGACCTTACGCTCAGTCCGAAGATAAGACTTCTGAACCGTATGTCTTTGATCAGACCACCAACAAGATCGACATGAAAGAGCAGCGCCGAGAGATGCGCCTGCGATTTGAATCGGATGAAGCAGGTGGGAACTACCAGATGGGCAAGGTCATTCTGAATGCAACCTTCGGTGATGTAAGAGGCTACTAATGTCTCAGCCGCTTCTCTACGATCCTCGGTACCACACCTTCGAGTCGTGGGCCTGCCTGTTATGCGAGCAGTACGCCGCCAATCAGGTAGAGATACCGAATCAATACACCGACTGGAAGATGTGGGGCAACGGACTAAAGGCTATTGACATCTTCGTAAACGAGGCGATCCCTGATACCGACAATTATGAGAATTGGTATGACTGGGCAGAGGCCTTGTTAGCCGCAATTAACCCGAGGGTTGCGTAATGGCGCTTAAATTTGACTTCTCAGGTTCCAACTTCTCAAATCTTGACTTTTCGGGCCTCAACTTCTCGGGGTTCAACCCATCTACTTTCGGCCTTGCGCCCATTGACCTTTCTAAGGTTACTGCGCCCTTATCGGATGCGGAGCTTTTTGCATCAGCTTCTCGTGCGGCAAGTTTACCAGTAGTTTCAGGAGCATTAAGCTCTGTAAGCACAACACCCACATTTAATCCAGCCGACTACGGTCCACCCTCTCCAGTTGTGTCTGCACCAACAGTAGACGAAAACAAAGTCATTCAAGATTATGTCAACGCAACAATGGCCTCTAACCCTAACGACTGGGTCAATATAGTCGCGCAACGAATGGATGAAGTGGGCGTATCTCCATCAAGACTTCAACAAGCATTCCCCGATTTAAGCGTTGAGCAAATTCAACAATCCTACGAAGAAGCAAGACCAACTGGAAAGTACTCAACACCCGCAGAAACAATCACGATCAACAAAGACTTTACGCCTGCACCGCTTAGTAACGTTGAGACGCTCAACATCAATCCGTATTTATATACAGTCAAACCAACGACGACATTTGATCCGGGTGAGTTCGTTGGTCCGGTAGCACCAGGCTCACCAAAGCCTTCTCCAACAACTGCAACAGACCTGACCCTTACGCCATCTTTTTTAAGTCAAGTGCAAGCTGAAGAGGATGTAAGGCAAGCCTTTCAGCGGGTCTTAGGACGGCAACCCTTTGCGGGTTCAGGCTCAGGATTGGAGTTTTGGACCAATGAACTTGTAAAGGGCAACGTCACACTTGCTGATCTTGATCAAGCCATTGCTTTTGGCGCTCAGGGTGGCGACAGACTTGCCGCTAACAAGTTTCTTGGCACCAACTACTTTAAGGTTGCTGATCCAACGACAGTGCCTTACGCCTCTCTTTTACAACCTACGACAACAGTTACCGATCAGCCAAGCGTTGTCCAGACGTATAACCAAAAAGCGCAGGAGCGCGTAGAGCAAGACAAGCCTCTTTTCAATACATGGGAAGACCTTCCTAATATTGACGAGACAGAGATACAGATGGCCAAGGACGCTGGCTATCAGTCACCGGGCGCGTATTTTTTAGCAAAGGTTGAAAGTACTGATCCATCGCTTTCTTCATGGCGCGAATCAACAAGGCAAGAAATTTTAGGCTCTAAAGATCTTAAAGATCAGTACGAAGATCTTTATAAACCACCTATTGACAGAGACGCAGAAGAAACAATTTATCAAGAATTAAAAAGGCAGTATGAGGTTGCTAACGAAAATGGATTTGGGTACAGATACGAAGGCGATCTTGAGGCGATTTGGCGCAGAGAGGCAGGAATACTTGCTGCAAGCGGTGTTAAAAGCATTTATGACATAGGCACTCGATCAGTTGACAGATCTTCAGTCATAGAGGTAGGAAGTTCTAGACCTAATTATCAATGGATGACAGAACCGTCATCAACTATACAAAATGTTTATAAACGTGGTGATGATTATTATTACGAGTCAGGGGATCATGAAGGCGCTCCTGATAGATTTAAAATCGACCCAGCTCGGATTCTTGATGTCCAACAAGATGTAAGAAAAAGTTATGACGGTGAAAGCGGTAACGAATCTGTTTATTACTCTGGAATCAAAATCCGAGTTAAAGATGACCCTCGCACTGAGTTAGTCAACAAAAATACTAATGACCCTGTTTATGATATAGAGCTGCATAATGAGTGGCGCGATGACCCCTCAGCATACAATCTTATGGGTCGCTCGGGATCTGACATAGTCACTATTGATTCTAACCGTGGCTTTGACAGGATTCACACAAACTACGGCGTAAGGGGTGCGGCAGACTTATCTTTTCAGATGATTCCTGATGGGCAAGGCGGTGAGATTCCGTTTATCTTGCCAATTTACAGGAGTACAAAAACTGACCTTACTCCGCTTGTGTTTCTTGCAAGTGCGTTTCTTGGCCCTTACGCCGGAACAATTGGCAAGTCATTGGGTTTTACCGGGGCTACTGCGTCGGCAGTTGGTGCAGGGGTAATCTCTAGCGGCACGCAACTTGTTGTTAACGGCAAGATTGATCCGGGCAGTCTTTTTTTGTCTGTGGGAGGAGCGTATTTGGGGGCAACCGGAAACTTGACTGGATCAGATATTGCCGTTGATGCCGCTCAGCTTGCAGAGCAAGGATTAAGTTCGGCGCAAATCGCTGAGACCCTTACGTTTACTGGTGTAAACCCCGTCACGGCCAACCTTGCAGGCACCTTTGCATCTGCTGGTATATCAGTAGAGATCGCTCCGATGATTATTGCTGGCACCCAGAACATGGGCCTCACCGCACTAGCGATGGGCGAACTAGACGCTGATGCCCTGACTCAATCGTTTTTAGCCGGTGCATCTGGTGAGGCATCTAACCTTGCGGTGGACAAGATTATTGGTGACGAAAATCTTCAGGCCATCGCGGATGCTACCGGATTGTCAAAGGACCAAGCCGGATCCATTGCCACATCGGCGCTTACCAATGGGATGAACGCGGAAATTCTTGGCACCGACAAAAGTTTTTTAGACGCCGTTACAGAGACGCTTGTTGTAAGTGGTGTAAGCACCGCAACCGCCAATAAAGTAGCGACGGCTCTTGATGACACGACATCAAGCAAGGGCAGGGCGGCCATCGTAGGTGCCACCAAAAATATTATGGATGTCGCAGGAACGGCGGCATGGAATGACATGGATGTCGGAGATGCTTTAGAGACTATGGCACCCACCATCATCGGGAGTGCATTATCGACTTACGTTAGAACTCCAGAAACCGCTAAGACAGATGACAAGGCAAAGGTTGCAGAGGCAGAGGGTGTGGAAGTTGCTGGCCCTGCAGATCAAGAAGCTCTTGCGGCAACTCGCAATCAACCACTTGTTGGCGAAACTGCATCAACGCCTGTCACCGATGATAGCGGCACAACCCGTCGAACAGTCTCTGGCGAGAACAACGAAGGTCAGCCCTACAGTTACACCATCGTTACAGATTCTGACGGCAATGTCTCGTACAGTTACCAAACAACGACCGGAGACATGGTCACGAGCGCTACCCGACCAAATCTTAAATCGACCCGAGAAGAGGGTGGCGTCGAAGTTACACCGGTGACGATCAGCAATATTGAAGAAAAGGCTTTAGAACCTACGGTCAGTAAAGATAAGGCACTTGAAGAGATCGGCAAGGAGACGACCTTCTCAGGGGCATTTGATAAAGCCAGAGACCTGCTTGGACCTGGCGAGACATTTGACTGGAAGGGTAAGTCTTACAGTACGGCCACCGCAGAAGAACGCCCTGACCTCGTAACGGTTAAGCCTGGCGACAACACACAAACCGATACCGGTGCGGCGTTCCACATGAACGTGGGCAGAAAATACACCGACGCGGAAATGAACATCTTAAATGCGTCGTTGAATGACCTTGTTAACAACGTCAATCAAGTCAACGCGCCAACAAGTGAGATGGATTTCGTTACGGCTGCCGCAACGGGTCAAGAGGTCCCCGTTGTTGGAGACAAGATTAGTTCGGACATTATCCGACCTTTTGTTGCAACGCTCGGTGCCGCAACACGAGGTGCCGCTGAGGTTGTGGACTACACTCGAGGCACGCTCGAGGGCATGGAGGTTATTGATCGAAATAGCCCGTTATGGAAGGGAATGACGGACATGGCTGACGCCATGCAAGAGACGGCAGACTTCCAGATCGGTGATTACCTTAAAAGCAAAGAGCAGAATTTAATCAAGACCGTCAGCGACGCTGATTTAGCAGACAAACCAGCCGCGTTGGTTAGAGCCATTTACGAAAATCCGACTGCGCTACTTACGATGGGCATTTCCGAAATGGTAAATGAGGCACCGTCGATAGCGGCAATGGCTTTGCTTGCTGGTCCAACTGCAGTTTATAAGGTGCTATCACTTGGGGCAGGAGGTCTCACCAACTTTGTTGAGACCTTTGGTCAGTCATATAACGAAACTCGTGATTTAGGGGTTAAATCCGGCATGACCGAGGATGATGCTCATACGGCGGCTCAAAAGAGCGGTGTGGCGTCGGGCATTCTCAGTGCCACATTAGGAACGTTGGCAGAGGTTCCGCTTGTTCGTAAAGCATTTGGACCGGGTGGAATCTCAACATCAATTAAACGAGAAATGGCCACGGAACCGTTTGAGGAGGGTGGTCAGCAAGCCGTCATTGAGTACCTAGCAACAGGCAAGGTCGATATCAACAACGTCGCCACCGCCGCAGTCATTGCGCCTGCAGTCGCTGGAACGACTACGGGCATGATCGGGACGGCGCTCAGCATTGATAGCACAG